CCCTTCGCAACCTTCTTATGGTCCGCCGACTTCCGCCATGCGGGGCACTTTTCGACCACGCAGAACTTTCCGTTAAGCGGGCACTTGAGGGCTTGCGCTTCGTAGAATGTCAAATAACTCACCGGGCACCTCCGAAAGCCGTGTCCGCCGTAACCCCTTGGGCATGGGTCCAACTTGCGCCGGAAGCGATAACCAACCGCCCGCGCATGTACCGCCCATTGACCCGGAAGTGCGCCTTCCCGTCATCATCAAGGCTTGCCGCCGATGTCGTCGTTAAGGCCCCGCCGGGCGTCTGCCGGTATCTAAGCGCAACCGTCATGTTTGCATTCGATGAATCAGATTGCGGGCGAACCGCCGTAACCATAACCCGGTCGCCGCCGCCCAATTCCATCGTGTCCAATGTGGCCGCAAGGTTTGCCCCCGCGAACCGCGCAAGCTTCTTATCGCTATCAAACGCGGACAGAATAAGCTTGCCGCCCGTCCACACCCGGCTGTCCAGGGAAAACTCTAGGGTTTCCATCGTGCCGAAGGCGTCCAAGTCCTCAAGCGTAGAAGAAACCGTTAAATCCCTGAACAGGATGTCGGCGTCCTGTTCAAAGTGCGACCACCGATCCAACTCCCAGTTATAGACAAGGCCCTTATTGGGCCGTCCGCCGGTGTTCCCGGTGCCCGGATAAATCCAGAACACCATCTTGTTAATCGGGTCCGCCGCGCCATAGATGCGGTGGTAATAGTTCTGGTCCAGGTCCGCGAAGAATGTCTTATCGACCCGCTGCGCCCCGATGGGCTGCGATGCCGTGCCGTTGAAGGCATAGAAACCATCTTCCGCCAGATAGAAAGCAATCGACCCGACGTTGACGACTGAATAAGGGGCGGGCGTTCCCCGGTCCCGTTCAACCTCATAGAAACCGTAGATCGTCGGGCTTCCCTCGTACTGAACCCGGTAAATCGCCTTTTCCATAAAGACAGCACCATCAACGCCGCCAATGGCCCCGATGATGGCTTGCACCCACCCGCCCGAGGGAAGGTCTTGATAATCACTTTGCGCCGCCGCTGCTGCCGCGCTCCCAATCGTCGGCCAGGATGTCGGGTCATCGATGGCATTCCACCAAACCCGGTTAGGCACGTTCCCATCGCCGGAATCGTATGTGTTCCCGACCATCACATGATTGCGGATAACCGCGCCGTGCCTTGCCCTGGGGGCCGCAGCCGCAAGGGTGGCAAAGGCGGAAGATGAACCCAGGACGTAGCTTTGTATCGGGTCCACAAGCCCCAAAAGGGCCATGACCCGGTTGCCGTACTGAATGAACCGTACGCTTTCTTCAGCCGCCACGGTATAAGCCCCGGCGGAAGATGAAACATTGCCCCAACTGGAACCGGATAACTTAAACAGGTCCGTTTCGTCCGCCGCGAAGGTCGCCACGTTGCCGTCCGAATCCCGAAACGCCCCGGCCCCTTGCGGCCTGTTCGTCAAGGCGTCCGTGGTCGCAGACAAGGCCCCCAACGGGCCATAACTTTCCTGCGTCCTGGGAAGGACGTTAAGGGCTTCCGTTATGCCGGGGTTATTAAAATCCGGCTGGTCGGGCATCCATGGCCCGAAACCAATGGTAGCCACTAGACGACCGCAATATCCGGGCGGGCCGCGATGGACCCCGCGCCGACTTCCGAACGGTCGCCGTCAGCATTCAATTCCGCAATACCCTCGTCAAACTTGGCTTTCCAAAGCGGCATCCGGTTATCGTTCAAGACAAAGGGCTCCGCCTCGCACAACGCCCCGTAAAGGTAGACATCCGGGTAATTGGTCAGAAGCCAGTTTGTTTCGTCCGTCACAAGGTCAAGCGCCGCGTAATATTCAAGCGTTACCGAATAATTGGCGTCCGGCGTCTTGCCGACTTTGAAGTTGTCGCCGACAAGTGTGTAGAACTCCGGCTTGCCCGTAGTCCCTTCCCGCGAATATCCCGCTAAGGTTTCCGGCGTCATGTACCGCAGAACAATGTCGGGGGAAGATTCCAGAATAAGCGTCCGGGCCTCCAGATAATCGGACGGGGCCGCAACCGTCGCCGTTCCCGCAGACAGAGAAAGGGTCGCCGTCGTCACCATACGGCGGTGGCGCACAACCTTATTCAGGCGCGACTCGCACAACGAAACCAGGTCTTGAATCTGCCCCGAGGACAAGTCAGAGCGAACCAACCAATCGGCAAGCGCCGTGGTCAGGTTGGAATATGTTGCAAGCGCCATCACTCATACCTGTAAGGTGGTTCTGTAAATTCCGAAGAAAGCAACGCGGATCGCTTGGGGATATAGACCTTGACGCCCAAGCCGCGCAGCATTCCGATGAAGTATTCAGCATTCGGGCGCTGGTAGGCGTATTCGCTGCCCGTCATAAGGTCGATGCCCCAAAGCCCGACCATGTCGATGTCTTCGCCGTTCTTGACCATGCGGACCAGCAAGGCAAGTTGGTAGCCGATGGTGCTTTCAAAATAACCGCCGGTCCCATCCGCGTTTAACGGGACGCCAGTATCCCGCGCCACATCTTCAAGCGGGTATATCAGCGCATTCGGAATATCCGGCTGCGCTTCCAAAAAATAGACCGGCACATCAAGAAAATTAATGTAATCAACCCGCGCCTCCGGCGTGTCCCGGCCTGGGGCGCAATTCGGATATTCTCCAGCCGTTTGCCAATCGCGGTGGATTTCCCACCCAACGCTCAACCGTTCAAGGCTGGCGTCGTACACCATGCCCCATATTTCCCACTCGTCGTCACCATAGGGGGCATCTGCGCTTGTGCTGGTCGCCGACCCGATCAGCGCAACCTTACGCGACATTCTCGACCTTCGGCTTTAGGCCATCATCCCAAACGCCCTTGTATTCCCCGATGTCGTATTCCCGCGCGGCCCGTGCAAAGCGGTGGGTGTATTCAAAGTCGCCCACATGCTTCACTTCTTCCGACAAGCCCGTATCGACCATGGGCGTAAGCCCGGCCTTGCGGCACTTCTCGAAAAAGTAAACATCTTCGCCCTTGAACTTGAACCCGTCCTTCGTCGGCTCGAACATGAAGAACGGGAAGTCTATAGCCTCAAAAACCCGAACGTCGATTAGGCACAGGCCGAAGCCCATATGCTTGACCGGGCGCAGCCCTTCGTCGTCTTCCTCGTTATACAGGTGGCCGATATGGGTATCGTCCTCGACGTAGGCGGTCGGAACGCCTGTCAGTGCCTTTCGGGAATAGTTGCACCCGACAATCGGCATTCCATGTTGAACAAGGCGGACAATCGCATCCGCCGGGAAAATCATATCGCTATCGACAAACAGGATATGCGTGGCTTCCATCTTCCACGCTTCCCCGACCAACCGCTGCCGGGCTTCGGGGAGGATGGAGGACGTAATACCGGCGACGGTCACATCCTTTTCGCCGTCATACTTGGCCCGCATGAAGTGTTGCATCGCCAAGGCGACGGACATTGCCGTGCCTGACTTCCAATCACCCGTTGACGGGACCGCAATTAAAATCTTTAGGGGTTGGGTCACATCCGCCCTCCCCATACACGGAACGCCTTATTCTCAGGATCGTTCATCCACTTTTTCCAGGCTTTCTTGTCGTTAAGCCACCCTTCGCGGGCAGCTTGGTCAAACACCCACCCCGGAACAACGGCGGCAAGCCGGAAGTCCTTCGGCGGGTTGTCCGCAATAGCGTCCGCCATAATCTTGGCCTCGCGCACAAGCGGTTCGCAGTTGTCGATGGTCTGGATGTGCAGATCGTCACCGTCAAGGTGGGCAATCTGCGTCCGCAGGCCGTCCTTGCTAAACAGTTCTTTCCGGTGGCCGTAGGTCGCCATGAAAACTCCAAAGAAAATGGGGGAGAGCCGAAGCCCTCCCCCGTGTACTTAGGCGCTGGTGTTCAAGTCAGCGACCACACCATGGGCCGCTTCGTTGGACATCTTCAGGCAGTATTCCGCCAGAAGCAGCTTTTTCTTGCTGTCGCCCGACTTGGCAATGTCCGTCGTCATGAAGGGACGAAGGTAGTCAAGCGCGACATAGTTCGGGTCGATGATCCACGCATCGCGTTCGCGCTGGAAGCGGTTGGGAACCACTTTCAAATCACCGAAGTCGGAAGCGTAGATGTGCGCGGCCCCGAGGATGACATCCTCATTGACCATCTGCTGCGCCGAGGTGCGGCCCGTGAAGCCGGAAACCACCGTCTTGTTGTACGGGCCAACCATCAGCATGGTCGGCTCGCCGCCGTTGGTGAAGACCGACTGAAGAACCGTCTTCAGCAGGGCTTCCGTGAAGTCACGCTGCGTCCCATCGGTCGGGGCAGCGCCCGCGCCGGTGGCGTTCGCGCCAACGGTGAGCGAGGTGGAAGCCTGCCGGGAGACGTTGGTCGCCATCCACGAACCCAGAGCGCGGGTTTTGCGCGGGGTCGTCGAAACGCCCGCCACATAGCCCTGCACGTTGGTCAGGATCGCTTCCAT